TAGAGAAAGAAGAGGAAAGAGAGAAAAAGAGATAAATGTAAGATATCGTAATTGGTGGTATGAATGGCAAGCGCCAGTTGACCTACACCACGAAGCTTTTAAAGAACACATTAACTCTATGAGTCTATATGAATTGATGGAGACACTTGAAAAATTCGATACAGACTACGAATATGTTGCTGAAGCTCAGGGTAGTTATGGATACAGCGAAGGTGTTGGAATGGGAGACATCAAGAAGTGACAATGCATCTGTTGCCGGTATACTATACCACTACACAAAGCAAGAGAAAGACGAAGCCTTCTAAATCCGTTAGGCTTAAAGAAGCTGTAGAAAATCACGAGGCTTGGATCACCAAGATGACTCGTGGAAAGACTATTGATAAGAAGAATATCAATAAAGAATGGTTTGCCGAATATACGAACATGCTAAAGGCTCATAAAACTGAGTATAATAGTGCAGGTATGAACAGCGCAGATACACCAAAGCCCGAACCCAAAGTCTATACTGGCACTCGTCTCATTGGTATCGCCACGATGCACAAGTCAAATATGGTACCAGTCTTTAACACTCAGGATGCAGAAGATATTTCTAAGATGCGAAGGGGTTGACATTTTCCCCTCTTATAAATATAATAGTAAGAGGTAAATCATGGCCATAGACTTAACAACTACAATCAGTTCTTCTAACACTGGGATGCTTTCTACGCAACCTGGTGACGTGAACTTTCTATCGCCGCTTGGGTTTAGATTTAAACTAAAGCGTTCTCCAAATTTAAACTTCTTTGCGACTGACGCAAACATTCCATCTTTTGAAATCGGTTATGTTAATTTACCATCACCTTTTAAAAGGATTGAGTTTCCAGGCGATAAACCAACTTTTGGTGACTTTACTCTTACTTTTAAAGTCGATGAAAATCTTGCAAACTACTTAGAGATATACCTATGGATCATGAAACTCGGATTTCCTGAGAACTTTGATCAATACGCTTCGCTGAAGAACGCTGCTATCGGATCTGGCGAAGGGTCGGTGACTGATGGAACTCTAACTATTCTGAATAGCTCTATGGCTCCTACTACTGAAATACAATTCACTAATATGTTTCCGTATAGCTTAAGTGAAATAAACTTTACTACTGCTGATACAAGTCTTAGCTATGTTACGGCGAGAGTTGCATTCAAATTTAATATTATGAAGATTGTGTCTATCTGACACCTGTGAGGGTATAGTATGAAGCTGGATGAAATCCATGAGTTGTGGTCGCAAGACTGCAACATTAATCGTATTGAGCTTGGTGAAGAAGCTCTAAAGATCCCAAAATTACACAGTAAATACTTAAGGATGTTCTCCGATGAGAGGTTGATGCTGCGTAAACTTGAAGAAGATAAGAACACACTAAAGCTTCTCAAGATCGACTATTATCGTGGCGTCCTGCCTGAAGAAGATCTTCGTGCGAACGGGTGGCAGCCATTTCGTCTATCAGTATTAAAGTCTGATCTGTCATTGTATCTTGACGCAGACCAAGATGTTATTAAGATTAACCTAAGAATTTCTGTTCAACAAGAGAAAGTAGACACTCTTGAAGCGATAATTAAATCGATAAGCAACAGAGGTTATTTAATTAAGAGCGCTATTGATTTTGAAAAATTTAAAGTTGGTGGATAAAGTACATCTTCGTAAAATTAATGAGACATATCTTAAAGTAGAAGCTGAGTCTTCTGTTGTTCAAGAATTGTCTGATCAACTAACGTTTGAAGTTCCAGGTGCAAAGTTTATGCCATCTGTCCGCAATAAGTATTGGGATGGAAAGATTCGTCTACTCAACTCGTTAACCGCAGTAACATATGTTGGGTTAGTTGAAGAGATCAAGCAATTCTGTAAAGCCCGTGATTACGAATTTAGCATAGACGACAGTTTAAAGCCTGTTTATGGAACACGACTCAAAGCCGAAGACTATCTTAAGTTCATAGAGTCTATTGGTATGACTATGAAGCCGCGAGACTATCAAGTCGAAGCGTTCTGTAAAGCTATAGCTGACGAGCGCAGAGTCTTTGTTTCACCGACTGCGTCGGGTAAGTCTCTTATCATTTATCTAATCGCCAGATTCTATGGACTGAAGACCCTAATCATCGTTCCGACTACATCACTCGTAGCTCAACTTTCATCTGATTTTAAAGACTATGGGTATGACTCAGATAAGTACGTTCACCAGATCTATAGTGGACAAGAAAAGAATAACAATAAACCTATTACAATATCGACTTGGCAGTCAATCTATAAGCTTCCAGCTTCTTGGTTTGAAGAATATGACGTAGTGATAGGAGACGAAGCTCACCAGTTTAAAGCTAAGTCTCTCACTACGATCATGGAGAAGATGACTAAAACTGCTTTCAGGTTTGGATTCACTGGAACTCTCGATGGGTCACTGACGAATAAGATTACTCTTGAAGGTCTATTTGGTCCAGTTCACCAAGTCACAACTACTAAGTCTTTGATGGATGAGGGAAAGGTTGCAAAGCTTAACATCAAAGTCATTGTATTGAATCACACTAAAGAAGATAAAAAGTTCTGTTCAAAGATGGACTATCAAGACGAAATCAATTGGATAGTAACAAATCCAGTTAGAAACAAATTCTTGAGAAACTTAACACTTTCTTTGACTGGAAATACACTTTTGCTGTTTCAATTTGTTGACAAACATGGTAAACTGTTGTATGATAGTATCAAGATCAAAGATCCAGATCGAAAAGTATTCTTTATTCATGGCGGCATCGATGCAGTGGATAGAGAAAATGTAAGAAAAATTGTTGAGAAAGAAAATAATGCAGTTATCGTGGCAAGCTATGGAACATTTTCAACCGGCGTTAACATACGCAATCTTCATAATGTGGTATTCACTTCTCCCACAAAATCTCGTGTTCGAACACTACAATCAATCGGTCGCGGCTTGAGACTCTCAGACACTAAAGACTCTGTTGCGGTATACGATATCGGAGACGATCTTCGTCACGGCGATAGGACTAACTATACACTTCAGCATCTTACGGAGCGCATGGAGATCTACAACTCAGAAGATTTTGAATATAAAATATATACGGTAAACCTATGAAAACACTCCCACCAATTGGAACTGCTAAAAAGATACCTATTCACTATGTTGATAATAAGAAATTCTTTACGGAGATCATGCTCTATAAAGCAAAATGTGCTGAATACGCGAGTCTTAATAAAGACAGACCGCGAATTCCACCATATCTTGGCGAATGTCTCTATAAGATCGCATTCAGATTATCTCTTATGCCAAACTTCGTGAATTACACGTTTCGCGAAGATATGGTTGCTGATGGGCTTGAGAAGTGCATTACATATTTTAATAACTTCGATCCCGATAAATCAAGCAATCCATTCGCGTATTTCACACAGATCATCTATTTTGCTTTTCTCGCAAGGATCAATAGTGAAAAGAAGCACCTTTATATAAAGCAAAAGACTCTAGAGAACTTTTACTTTGAAGGAATGCTCGCTGAACAATCAATCATTGGTGATGATCGGCCAGTCAGCGTCGACTTAGACAACGACTATATGCAGAATTTAGTAGCTAGCTATGATGCTAAACAAGCAGAAAAGAAAGCTAAAAATAAAGCAAAGAAGACGGCGGGTAGCTTAGACAAATACTTTGGTGAGGTCACTGATTGAAAATTGCACTAATTACAGATACGCACTGGGGAATCAGAAACGATTCTCCAGTGATGTTGAATCAAATGAAGAATTTCTTTGATGAAGTCTTTTTTCCAGTAATTGATAAAGATAATATCACTACTGTGATCCACCTTGGCGATCTCGTTGATCGTCGTAAGTACATCAATTACGTAACAGCAAGACGCCTTCGCGACGATTTTCTCGATCCACTTCGCCAGCGAAACATCGATGTACATATCATTGCTGGAAACCACGACACGTATTTTAAGAATACGAATCAAGTCAATAGTCTGCGTGAACTTCTTGATGGTAAATATAACAATTTTAAGATATATGATAACACCGCTGGCGAAATAGATTTTGCCGATGGCTCAAAGATTTTTATGCTTCCATGGATTTGCGATGAGAATCGCGATAAGTGCATGAAAGCTATTGATGAAACAACTGCTCCAATCTTAATGGGACACTTGGAGCTAAATGGTTTTGAAATGTATAGGGGGCAAATAAATGAACATGGTGACGATCCTAAGCTTTTTGATAAATTTGATCTTGTCTGTTCTGGTCATTATCACACTCGTTCTTCTAGTTCGAACATCAATTATCTCGGAACCCCAGCCCAATACACTTGGTCTGATTATGGAGACACCAAAGGTTTTTATATCTTAGATACTGAAACTAGGGGGTTGACATTTATCGAAAACCCGTATACTATATTCTTTAAGTTTCACTACGACGATACTGAAAAAAATATGGATGACGTTCTAATCTTCGATGCTGAACAATACAAGAATACGTATGTTAAAGTAATCGTCAAGAACAAGACTAATCCTTATTGGTTTGATCTGGTGATTGACAAGATTGAGAAAGCTGGACCAGCTGACATTCAGATAGTCGAAGATCACTTCAACTTAAACCTAGAAGACGATTCAGATATCGTCAATGAAGCTGAAGATACAATCACAATCATCCGCAAATACATCGATACGATGAACGTAAATACAGACAAGAAGCGCGTTGAGAACATCATCCAATCACTATACATTGAAGCACACGAGATAGAATGATATATTTTACAGCGATCCGTTGGAAAAACTTCTTATCTACCGGAAACTCTTTCACTGAAATACAACTAAATAAGACTGATTCCACTCTCATTGTAGGTGAGAACGGAGCAGGAAAGTCTACTCTTTTAGATGCTTTATTGTTTGTGTTGTATAACAGACCATTCCGTAAAATCAATAAGCCACAACTCATAAACTCGATCAATAAGAAAGACGTCTTGGTCGAGATTGACTTCAGTATTGGTTTGAATCAATATCACATCAAGCGTGGCATGAAGCCAAACTTATTCGAAGTTTATCAGAATGGCAAACTTCTCAACCAAGAAGCAGCTGACCGTGACTATCAGACTGTGCTTGAGAAGCAAATCCTCAAGCTTAATCATAAAAGTTTCTGTCAGGTAGTCGTTCTCGGCTCAGCTTCTTTCGTTCCATTTATGGAACTTCCTGGAGGTCAACGGCGAGAAGTTATTGAAGATCTTCTTGACATTCAAATCTTCTCTGTGATGAACTCACTCTTGAAAGAAAAGATAAGCTTGAACTCGTCTACTCTAGTAAACGTTGAGTATGAGCACAGTTTGACATCTGAAAAGATACGAATGCAGAATGAATACATCTCTGCGATCCAACGTAATAATGAAGAACGGGTTACAGTTCTCAAAGCCGAATTAAATAAAAACACAACTCGCATCTTCGATGAAAGAAACTTAGTCAAGCAACTTGGTGATGAAATTCAATTGCTTAGAACTGAGATTGGAGATCAAGAATCCATCGCCAAAAGACAGAATAGTTTGCAGAAACTTGAAGTTCAATTGTCAGATAAAGTTTCTAAACTTGAGTCTGAAATAGAATTCTTTTCTTCTCATGATGCATGTCCTACTTGTAAACAAGACATCGATGCAGAATTTAAGTGTGACACAGTAGCCCATAAACAAAATCAAGCTAAAGAAACCAGCGAAGCTAATAGCAAACTTCAAGAAGAAATAACCCGAGTCTTTGAACGCCTTAAGTCTATCTCCGATGTGATGTCTAACATTAATTCGCTAAACATCGATATCGTTGCTAAGAATATTTCCATTAATGGTCTTATGGATCAGTGTAAGAATCTAGTAAAGCAAATTAAAGATATTCAAGATAGTAGCAATAAGCTTGAAGTCGATGATGATAAGATGAAAGAGCTTGAAAAAATGATTGGTAGACTCTCGGATGAAAAAGCAGAACTTCTTCGAGATAAAGACGCGCTCAGTGTATCGGCTATTATCCTCAAAGATACTGGTATTAAAGCTAAGATCATCAAGCAATACGTGCCAGTCATAAATAAATTAATCAATAAGTATTTGTCGGCTATGGACTTCTTCGTTAATTTTGAAATGGATGAGAACTTTGAAGAAAAAATTAAGTCACGATTTCGCGATGAGTTTAGTTACTCATCGTTCTCAGAAGGTGAAAAGATGAGGATTAATCTATCGATCCTATTTACTTGGAGGGCTATTGCTCGGTTACGTAATAGTGCATCGACAAACCTATTGATTATGGACGAAGTGCTTGATGGGTCTCTCGATTCTAATGGCACTGATGAGTTCCTCAAAATTATTGGAACTCTGACGCAAGACACGAACACTTTTATCATCAGTCACAAAGTAGACCAGATGGTTGATAAGTTCGCCAATGTGATTAAGTTTGAGAAGCACAAAAACTTTAGCAGGATCGCAGCATGACACAGATCGTAAAATTTCCTGATCCAGTACTAACTATTCCTACGGTTAAGTTTGATTTTACTAACCCGCAAGTTAACCAGTTTGAATTGGTTGAAGAGATGTTGAAGACTATGAATGATCATAAGTCTATTGGACTGTCTGCAAATCAAATTCGCCATCCTTTACGTGTATTTGTAATGCGAGGAGAGAATCAAAACTACGCCTGCTTCAATCCAAAAATCGTCAGTCACAGTGACGAACAGAATTTATTGGAAGAGGGTTGCTTATCGTTTCCAGGAATCAATGTAAAAGTAAAGCGTTGGAACACAGTAAGGTTGCGGTTTCAGACTCCATCAGGAGGAATCGATACGATTAACGTAGCAGGTCTTACTGCTAGAGTAATTCAGCATGAGATGGATCACCTGGATGGCACCATCTTCTATAGCCGAGCAAATGCATATCATCGTGAGAAAGCTTTCAAAAAGCAGAAGGAGTACTTAAATGGAACTAGATCAGCATAAGCGTCCTGGATTCAGGATCAAAGACTACTTCATCAGCATCCCAATTCACGAAGACTTTCTTTTTGAAAATGATGACGGAACTATGAAAATGTCTATTGACATTTTTAAGATAGATGGTAATAATAACATGATAGCAGTGGATCAAGAAAAGATGGATCAAGAAGAATTCAGTGATCTTCAAATTCACATCGAAGCTTGGATTAATGAAGCTCTAACCCGTGCTATCGAAGAAGCAGAAAAAGAACAAGGAACAAAAAACAAGTGAACATCTTCTATATCAGTGAAGATCCATTCGAAGCCGCGCGGATGATGGTTGACAAACATGTTGTCAAAATGATCCTAGAAACCGCGCAACTCCTTTCTACAGCTCATCGTGTCATTGATGGCGAAGAGTTTGTTGGCCAGTCTCTATCTGGCCGTAAAGCTAAGCGCTGGCGTCTTCCAGACTTTCGCGACGCCGTTCTCTATCAGGCAACACATATTAACCACCCATCTGCTGTGTGGTGCAGGAATTCGAATAACAATTACAATTGGCTCTATGCTCATTTTCTTGCCTTGCTAGATGAATACACCTACCGATATGGTAAAGTCCATAAGTGTGCCACTCTAGTGGACTCTTTGCGATCTACCCCTCATAATATCCATGTAGGATACCTAACGCCAGTAACACCGGCTATGCCGGATGAGTATAAAGTAGAACATGACTCTGTTACGTCTTATCGCAACTACTATCGCGTAGCGAAGCAGAGAATGCATAAATGGACAAATCGCCAAATACCGGAGTGGATAGCATGAGTAAAGACTGGGTAAAAGACATCTACGATATGCACGAGCACTATGGAGTTCGACCCGTCATCGAAAAGATGGATGGCGAAACTCTCAAGAAGTTTCTGCAGTTTCGCATTGACTTTTTAATGGAAGAACTTAATGAACTTAAAGACGCAGAAAATCCTGAAGACGTAGTAGATGCTTTAATCGATCTATGTGTCGTGGCTATTGGAACCCTAGATGGATTTGCGGTTGACTCATACAAAGCCTGGGATGCAGTTCTAAAGCCTAATATGGCTAAGAAAACTGGCATTAAAGCCAGTCGTCCTAATCCTATTGGTCTACCAGACCTGATTAAACCAGAAGGTTGGGTTGGTCCAGATCACTCTGATAATCCAGGACTTCTACGCAAAATATTTTAAAAAAATGCATTTTTTAGTTGACATTTCTCGCTCCATGTTATAGTATCTAAGAGTAAGGTATGGAAAAGGAAACAACCATGGCTAATGCTCTTCCCACTAGTTACGCGAACCAGATTGGTTATAGCGACGTAAAACCCTTTGAAATCTTGTCTGTGACTAAGTCCGGCAAGCAAATCCTCATTCGTGAGATGGACGCTGAGCGCGACCCAACTTGGGTTCCGGATTTTGTTGCAGGTGGTTTCACTGCTAACTGCGCTAACCAAGAAGACCAGAAGTGGATCATCCAATCAAATGAAGCTAATCCTGTAATCAAAGCTCGTAAGCGCGCTGACGGTTACTTCTGGTCATACTATGGCAAACACCGTATTGCCCGTGAACCCCGCAAATTTTACGACTATAACTTCTAAAATCGGGGGCTGCGGCGGCATTGGTTTACAAACAGAACATGGGGAGTGCGGGGAATGAGTGATCATGACAATGACGAAATGTTTGCAGTAAAGGTTCAACCTATTATTACGTTTACTGCTATAGTAGTCATTATTTTTGCTATCTATGGTGCTTTTCGCGCTGGTCACGATATTGTAATGATTGGTCTTAAAGTTGCTGGTGTGCATTTTTCTGGTTGACATTTCTCGCTTCATGTTATAGTATCTATAGGTAAGATATGAAAAAAGAAAGTGAAGTCACGTGAAAAAAGAATTGTTTGACGTCGAGATCCTTCAAAGTTTGGATAAAATGCCTATCCATCAATCTCGCGAAACTGCTAATAGTCTCGTTGAAAAGATGCCCAAGAAGTCTATCAATCAAGCAACTTCAGTTAATCGCATCAAACACGACTTATATAAAGCAAGAACACCCGTGGAAGTATCTCGGATTATGTATCAGGTATACCTCTCAGGCGTTGGTCTTGGTACTGTTGGTTCAGCATGGAAGAAGCATTATGACAATGTCTAATACTAACGCCGAAATCATTGGTGATATCGGTGAAGTTGTCGTTCAAGAATTTTTCGATTCTACTCGAAGTATCTATAAGTACGACTCCGAGAAAGATGGTTACATCAATGAAATGAAGTACGCCGTCAAAACGTTTCGGCTAAATAAATCGACACGCGGATTTTGGATGAGCGACAACTATACAAAGATTATGTGGAAGAATGTTGATTCAGTTCCCCTTCTATTTTTCATACGCGTACCTGAGACTGAGAATGATTTGGCTGAACTCTATTTGTCAGTAAATCATGTGAACTCTTATACGATGGTATCTACGAATAATGGAGTAAAGTGCCGAAATTATCCATTGACAAACTGTTTGAAAATTTGTAATATATCAGAAGACAGGTCTCGTGTATTGTACGAGAACTCGATCAAACTCAGGAGAGTAGCGTGAAAGAATCAGTAAAAGTACTTCAAGAATGCATCGACCTACAACTCAAGAAGTCCCAAGACTATCAAAATCCAAACTCAAACGTAGTTCAGGCCATGCACTATCGTCGTGGGGTAGATACGATCCACGATACTATGCAAGGTAAAATGTATCGTGCTCAATCTCTTCTTGAGTCTGGCCGAGCTGATCAAGCAAACTTTGAGTCTCTTGAAGATACCTATAAAGATCTCATTAACTACGCTTCTTTCGCTGTATCTTGGCTCCGTGGTAAAATCGAAGGTCAAGATCCCGCGCGTGACATCTTTAATAATAAGTACGAGCCTAACCAGGATGCTAACCCAGATGCTAAGTCCATTTTCTTCTACGACGTGGATCGCAATAAATGATGACACTTAATCAAATTCGTTTGTTCTTTAAGCAGCACTTAAAAGATGGCGTGTTTGTTAATGATAAATCAGGCGTTAAGATGCTTGAGATCATGAATGCCAGTTTCATTGCAGATGAACCGACTATATTTGGCACCATTGATAAAAACTACATTCAACGAGAGTTGGAATGGTATGAGTCGATGTCTCTTAATGTTAACGATATTCCAGGTGGTCCTCCCGCTATCTGGCGACAGGTGGCAGACCCAAGTGGATATATCAACTCAAACTATGGTTGGTGTATTTGGTCGAAGGAAAATTCCTCACAATATAATAACGTAGTAAAAGAACTTAAGAAGAACCCTGAATCGCGACGCGCTACAATGATCTATACTCGGCCGAATATGTGGAATGATTATAATGTATTTGGTCGCAGCGACTTCATGTGCACGAACACCGTACAATATATGATCCGCGAGAACCGCCTTCACGCTCTAGTATACATGCGATCAAACGATGTTGTGTTTGGGTATAAGAATGATTACGCCTGGCAGAAATATGTTTTGGACTTAATGTGTGAAAGTCTGGGGTATAAGTCAGGATACATCTATTGGAACGTTGCATCACTTCACGTATACGAAAGGCACTTTGATCTTGTCAAATAACTGGACACAAAACTATTTTAACCTAGCCAAGCAGGTATCGACTTGGTCTAAAGATCCGAGCACCCGAGTAGGTGCTGTTGCAGTAGGAGCTAGAGGCCAAATCCTTTCGCAAGGGTATAATGGCTTTCCTCGTGGAATTGATGACAGTGACGTTAGGCTTAATGATCGAGAGCAAAAGTATAAGTATATTGTTCATGCTGAACAGAATTGTATATACAATGCAACACTGAATGGCGTAAGTCTAGCTGGTTCTGACCTGTATATCTGGGGACTACCTCTTTGTTCTGAATGCGCTAAAGGTGTTATTCAGGTCGGTGTTAAACGCGTATTCATGTGTTATCCTTCTTATGTAGATAACAAATGGAAAGACTCTTTTGAAACTACTAAAAATATGCTGAAAGAAGCTGGCGTTGAGTATATGTATTACGAGAACATCGAATTACGGTGAAATGACTATTTTTCTTTCATATATAATTAACGAGCGTAATCAGACACCAAAGAGGTATATTATAAAATGAAAGTGGCTATCCTTATGGGGCGCGGCATTGAAGGATGCGGCGTCTCAAAATTTACTATTGAGATGACAAAGTATCTAAAGAAGAACGGCCATGAATGTACAGTGATTGCTTCTAAAGATAAAACATGGTCTCGTGTTAACTCACACGTCATGCCAAATCTCATGTACGTAAAATTTGCAGAAGATGTTAATATCGATAGTGTAGCAGACGCTTGCAACTCATGTGATCTAGTGATCATTAACTCGCTTCCACCTTTCGCACATAAGAAGAATCAGAATTACGATCTTAAGGTTGCTGAAAACTTCCGTAAAATTCTCAATAAGATATCCGCACCATCGGTGTTATTTCAACACGATCACAATAAGATCTCTATCATACGTAACGATTGTTTGAAAGAATCTATCGATAAATCTAAAGTTTTGTTTGCTCATTCTCCAACTGGTGATTTTGCTGGTGTAGTAGAGAGTATGTCTGAAGCTGGCGGCATCATGGGATTCTTTGGTGGAGATGCTCCAAAGAAGCAAATCTTAAACTTCCAGCCTGGAATGTACTTCGATGAAGTTCGCGAGAAGTACTGGAAACCCATCGAACAAATCGATAAAATGTGTCATAGGTGGATTGGTCGAATGGCTCTATGGAAGGGCCCACGATTGATGATGGACTTCCATGAGAAGCACTTACGCCAGATGAATGCACTCACGATTCTTGAAGGTATTGAGAAATCACTAGCTTATGTTGAACTCAAGCAAAAGTATTCATTCCATTACTTAAACAATGTTAGTCCAGACAAGACTGACTTTACAGATTGGTACGGAAACAAACCAGTAGTTTTCTCATTCTTTAAAAACCATGAAATCCTTGAACGCATGTCTAAATCTGGATACGGGTATCAACTCTCTCTTCTAGATCCTAGGTTCATCGAAAAATCGATTGAGTACACGCACTGTGAGGTTGTAGCTACTGGTACAATTCCAGTATTTCACCAAGGTTATGGTGATGCATGTACCCATCGAGTACTAGGTATACCCCTGACAGAATGCGCAGATAGTGGTACTATCTGGCTATCTAGTGAGAACATGCAGCAATCTGCAGACTTGATATCCGCGCTAAATAAAGACGACGGGATGCGTAACGAGTATCGCGAGAAAGCATACGAGTTCTATAAATCACACCAAGATGCAGATGCAGTCTTTGACAGCATATTCAATATGATCGGAAAAGTTAAGTGAAACACGCTACAATCGTACCACTTATCGGGGGTGAAACTCTTGCCTCTGAGAAAGCGTTTGGGTCTCGCCCTGAGTGGTTAGCTTCTTACGAACCTTTTCAGGCTAATGATAGACACATCGTTAATTACTATAATAATGAAGTGCCATATCACCTGATTGATCGTGGAGACTTTCCAAAGACTAAAGTCGATGTCATCAGTACTGTGTGTCCCTGCGCAGGTTTATCCCAATTGTCGCATGGCTTTGGAGATCACAACCCTAATAATAGATGGATGACTGAGACTGCAAACTACGTTCTTGGTGAGCTTAAACCTGAAGTGTTTTGGGGCGAGAATGCTCCTGGATTTGCTGGTAAAATCGGTGAAAACGTTCGCAACCAACTTCATCAGATTGGTTTAGATAATGGTTATAGTATGTCAGTATACCGTACGAGGTCGCTGCTTCATGGTGTAGCCCAAGTTCGCGAACGAGCTTTTTACTTCTTTTGGAGAGGTAACAAAATTCCGGTGTTGAACTTCTATAAACGTGAACGCCCGACAATTGAAGACACGATTTTAGGCGTAACATCAAACTTTCAGATGGAACCTATCAATACGAAAACTCCATCGAAAGACGATCCATACTATCGGTTTATCCTCGAGCATATTCACGGTGGAATTACACACCGCGAATTCTGCAAAACTGTTGAACCAGCAAAAGCTCGTGGCCAAGATGTTTTATCATATATAGAAAGAATGGGAATTGATTACGATGAAGTAGCTAAATGGATGGGTAATAATGGATATACGAAAGAAGTCGACAGATGTAAAGGACGCAAAGCTAAATTAGCTGCAGGCGGAAATATCATGCGTCGAGGAACCATTGTTCCACGAGACTACATCGGTGCATTTGTCGGTCACTATCCAATGATGCTGACGCACCCGATTGAAGACCGCTATATAACTTATAGGGAAGCGATGACTATTATGGGTCTTCCCCAAGATTTCGAATTGCTCGACCCAAAGAAGAGCGTTAACCACATCTGTCAAAACGTACCAGTGAGCACCGCGCATGACATGGCAACTGAAGTCCTACAATATCTCGAAGGAAAGCGCGAGCTTGTTGACGCAAGACTTGGATTCCAATATAACTTCTCAAGAACAAACGAATTCAATTACACAAAATCAGCTACAGCAGGACTCGAAGCTTTCTTCTAATATAGAATATAAGTATAAAGAAGCCCTGTACATTTCAGAAATTACGGATTATATTAATAATACGTACGGTGAACACTACTCGCGAACTAAGTTTCAAGCGACTGAGTTCATCATCGATTCCGGACATGGTTCTGGTTTTTGCGTTGGTAATGTTTTAAAATACGCTCAGCGCTATGGTCGAAAAGGTAATCCTGACGACTGGAGAAAAGATCTGATGAAAGTAATTCATTATGCAATCATTCAGCTCTATGTGCACGATACAACACACGAGGATGATAAGTGAAAAAGCTTTTATCATATATAAAACAATCGGATGTCATAGTCACTTTATA